TAACTTTTTCTCTATCTTCAGTATCTACACCTCCGTGAATAAAAAAGACACGACGATTTTCAATAATATTACTATTATTTATTAATTCATATAATGGTTCTCCATGTCCTTCTACTCTTGCATATAAAATAAGAGTATTACCTTTAAGATCTAGAGCTAAGTTTTTAATAAACTTATTTCTCCGACTATGATTAATAATATATTGTATTTCTTCTTCAAATGTATTAAACTTTGTTGGTGGGTGTTTCAATAGAAGTACATTAATATCTAATGTAGCTAAATGACCTTTCTTCATAAGCTCATCTGTCTTAATAATTTTATAAGACGGGCCAAAAAGACCTTCTAAAACCCACTTATGTGTTTCTGATCCATCTAATGTTCCAGTAAAACCAAATCTATACTTTGCATCTCCCAATTTAGTCATAATAGATACTAATGATTTAGACTTAAATTGATGAGCCTCATCACCTACTACTACATTAAATCTTTCAAAATATTTTCTAGGAAGTTTATAGATAGATTGCCACGTAGTAATAATAACTTGAGATTCTGTTTCTCTTTCCTTACCTGCATATATTTTGTGACAATATGAACCAACGTCCCATCCATAATCCGAAAAGTCCTTATACATCTGCTCTACCAGAGATGTCGTTGGAACAACTATCAATGTATTTTTCCGTTGCTCTACGAAGTACCGCACTATTGAGTAAATCATCAAAGATTTACCAGAGGCAGTGGGGCTTAGCAATAGTCTTCTATTGTGTCTTAGAGCATCGTATACTCCCTCAATTTGATAATCTCTAGGTTTATATTTAGAGATTGCTGTCATATAATCTTTAACACCCTCCTTCGAAATCATTTCATTGACTTCAAAAGGAGTACCATAATATTTGTTATCTAAGAATTCATAGGTATACCCATGATCTTTACAAAACTGAACTATTCTATCTAATAAACCAATATATATCTCACGTTTCTGTGTATTAAATAATCTTATTTTTCCATCCCAATATTTATTTTTATAAGCTGGAGAAAATTTAGCACCAGGAACTTCAAAAGTAAACTGATCTGCCAACTCATAATATACATGAACTTCCGCATCTACATGAAGATATACTTCATTGCGTTTTGATATAACCAAATGTGACATAAAATAATGTTCATTTGGAAATATTTATCAAGGTATCCAGGAGTGATTGTATGAGGAATCCTGAAATCCATAATCATCTGCAGGAACAAAATTAAAAGCTAAAGACTTTCTTACATTTTTACCCTTATGGGTTTGAATAGCATGTTTAAGAAAACTAGGAAAAAGTACCAGCAGTTTTGGTTTTGGAAATATTTTTATAGATCCTGCAGTAAAAGGATTTATCTCACTGTAATTTAATGCATAAGATGATAAATCTTCTAATGGATTATACAATTCTAAAGGGCCTACATCCTTATCATATTTCTCCTCATAATAATATACTCCACTAAAATAACAATTTTTATGATTATGAATTTGACATTTTCCTTCAGGTTTTGTTTCAGTCATCCATGAAGTACTAATAGTAAATTTATTTTCAATACCTAACCTATTTTTAGTAATATTATTAAATAAATCAGTAAAAAGTTTTTTTGATTTTGGATATCTTTCTAATACCCTATTATCATTAATTGCTCTAGGATCTACTTCATCAGAATTATCCTTAAATTCTAAAGTACTTATAGAAAAATTGTCATGTGCTAATAATTCACTAGTATCTTCTTCAATTGGTACTTGAAGTAAAGGTATAGTAAATGATAAATGTACATCAGGTAGTCTAGTCATTTTAATTAAATCCTGCTTGGAATTTATGCCATTCTATGGAATTTTTAATTTGATAAGTTCTATTAGATACATTTCTAATAATTTCTTCTAGAAATTTTAATGTTGCATCATAATATCTTATTTTGAGGTCTATAGTAACTAATTTATTATCAGCATCTAAGTGTCTTTGTACAGCATCCTTTTCCCTAACTTTATATGGAAATGGATCTTCTGCATAAACTTCTGGTTCTGCTTTTCCTGTATAATAATTGTACCTTTCTAATCTTATTTTACTATATTGTGTTTTTGCCTTTTCCCGCAACAAAGTAATAGTATTATAGATTGTATAATACTTGGAATGTAATTGAGGAATTTTTAGTGATTCATCATGTAGATTATCAGGGTCAATGACAGCATCACGCTCCCACATCTCCTGAATTTGATCAAGGTTCATAAAGGAGTTCTATTATCGGGTCCTAAAATGTTGTATATAGTATACTTGAAGGAAGCTTCTGCTGTAAAGTAGTTGATATCAGTATCCGTGGCATCAAAGTCTATAGAAGTAAGTGATGTTGGAAATAAATCCTTAAATTTTACAATTGCTGTAGTTCTATAATTACTATTTAAAATATAAAGAGATGCATCGCTAAATGCTAAATCCATATCTCTCTTACCATAGTTGTTAGAATTTTGATTTCCTTCTGTTGTCAGGTCTTTAAATTGTTCTGTAGTTTCAGGAAAACCTAAACCTGTCAACCACGTATGAATGGCCATATAATTTTCCATTTCTTCATCAACAAGAAATCTTAATGATAAATCACCATATTGCAATTTATCACCAGGTATATCAATATCCTTTAAGTAACTGGGTTGTATGGCAGTTCCTAAAGTAATTTCAGGTATTCTAGCAGAATTACAATAAAATTCAACCTTTGGAGTTTTGGCAATACTAAACTTAAATCCTATCGGAGATAAGAAATTTCTATTAGATAATTGATTTTCTAATGGATTACGTGCCATTTCTAACCTCCGTTGCCTCCTCCACCATTTCCACCGTTGCCGTTACCACCATTTCCGTTCCCATGGCTACCATTACTATGCCCATTACCATTAGAACCATTCTTTTTCCCATTCCCATTTTTACCATCCTCATCAGGTTCAAGTGTAGCACCTCTACCTACATGAAATCCACGTGGTGGTAATACACATTTATTACCATCATAATACTTTCCTGGAGGGCATCTTTTTTCAGCTGCCTCTTCAATAAATTTATCAAAATCTTTCATTAGTCAATAATAAGATTAAACCATTCTTCACTCATACCCATGATGATTTTATCTGCAGATGCTTGATCCTCTGCATAACCTTCACTGATAAGATGTTCTACTATTATAGCATGACGGTCAATAGCCTCTCTATGCTCCTTGGGGGTTGGTTTCATGGTGATACTACTTTTATTTGTATTTATTCACTTACAACAGTGGCATTAGCCCACCACTTAGGTTGATAAGTAATTCCTTGGTCTGTTGTTATGGTTGTATTTTTTTGTGCGTCTGCATCTGCTTGATTAGCATATACTTTTCTTTTAGAATAATCATTACTCCAAGCATTATCTCCAGTATAATATTCTAGTCCCCCATCAGGAACAGCAGATCCTAAAATACTTGTTTTCTTAATATGATAAGGCATTAGTTCAGTTTGCAGGTCTCCTGTTCTTATTTATCTACATCTTTACGCATATCATCATGTAAATTATCCAGAGCATCCCTTTCAATTTGTTCTGCTAATTTCTGTTTAGATGCAATTACTCCTGCCAATCTTTGCTCAAGACTATCTTGAACACGAGTGTAAAGTTTCATTTGCCACTCACGATATTCTTTAATAGATTTTCTTACCTTACAGAACATGGTTCTTAATATAACTTTATAATTTATTTAGGACAAAAAAAAGACCCTTCCGAAGAAGAGTCTTGAAATGAAGTAGTAATATCCGAATTACATGAGGTTTGCAACTTTAACACGTCTGTAGTAAACGTTTGAGTTACGGATGATAGCACCAGGATTAGTGGTTGTAGCACCTTGTGAGAAAGGATTAGCAACGATTCCGTAACGAGTCTTAAACCCGATTTTTGGTTGGAAGGTGTTCTCACCAACTGCACGAACCATCTGTAGTGGAACGTATGGGCAATAGAAGAGACCAGCATCATAAGGAGATGAACC